GTATAATGGCAAGTGAGTTTGACAAAATACTAAACGAATATGCAGCGACAGTAGTCGAGCGTGCGCAATCTAACCTGCGCATCAAACGTCGCGTGCGTGGTAAGATTGTCAATCGTGTTTCATCAGGCAATTTGCTCAACTCACTTATCTATAAAATCAAAGTGCGTTATGGCAAGCCAACTATTGACTTCACTGTGGACAATGATGCAGCCGGTAAGTATGCAGATGTGATTGAATTCGGGCGCAAGCCGTATCCGGGGCAACCTACTAAACGCCCACCTTATAAGGATATCATGGAATGGATCCGCATGAAGCCACTAAAACTGCGCAATAGACAGGGCGAATTCATCAAATCAACAGAGAGCGCAATTAAAAGTGCAGCTATTGCCATTGCAAAAAGCATTGGCGAACGTGGTATTCAAGGCATCAACTACTACGGAGAAGCAATAGACGATACGTGGGATGATTACAAGGATAAGCTGATGGATGCTTACATAAAAGACATTGAACAAAGATTACTATTAAACAAAAGATAGATGGCATTAACAATCGTAGATGAACCCTTCAACTGGGTAGTGCGTGGTCAAAAGATTATGCTGATTGCATCGAGCACCGAAACTGCACAAAGCGGTTTTAGGTATGGCTTAGTTATTACAATCGATGCTAAAACGTATCAGTTCTATTTGACACCTGCACCCGATGGGAATATGTACTTTGACATTTCGCCATTAGTCGATGATCTGCGTAACCAGCAGCACCACTTTGCAACAGATAACACAGTTGACGATTTAAGCAAGTACGCATTGAGTGCAGCAATCACTGAATGGTGGTTAATTGCAGGCGTGCTAACTGAAAACGAAGGCAGCGAAGTAACTACAAGTGGGCGCATTGTTATCAATGGTTACTATCAGGTGTATGATGGCTACAAACCAAATCCTGAAGTAGGTACAGATCGCATTAAGTATGTGCTTGAATTCAGCCCTAACTACGCCATGAGCGATAGGTTAATCACAACACACGCATGGTATCTATCAAACACATGGAACGCAGGCAACCCAACGAACGCAGGTGTGGTATGGATACCATCATTTGAAAATGACTACGGCACGTTAAGCATACCGGGCAACGCTACATATATGTTCAACAACTTAATTGATGACATGCGCATTGTGATATATAAACCAGCTGGTACTACACTTACAGCAACCATTAGTTTATCAGGTTATGATATTGAAGCTTTGCCTGTTTATCCGGGTAACTTAAATGATTGGGCAACACTTAGTATAAAGCCAAATGAAAATGATACACCCGGCTGGCGTTACTACGAAGTATGGTTGCGTACAGGTGGTGTGCAATCAAGTATTAAGTACCGATTTTACAACGCAGCTGCATACGGTCAAAAGGATTGCCAACATGATAAGATTCGATTAGGCTGGGTAAATAGTCGCGGTGGGTGGGACTACTTCAACTTCATCAAAAAGTCAGAAATGAATGATGAGATTGATCGCAAGAAGTATCGTAAAGTATTATTCAATAGTACTACCAGCGTGTTTGATAAAGAAGACAGGGGTTTGTACGAACGTAGAAACTTAGTGCAGCAAGTGTTGACAGTTACAAGTGACTACATTCAGGAAGGCGAGTTTTTATTCTTGCGTTCGCTCTTAGTGAGCAATCAGGTGGTATGGCTAACTACTGACTTTGGCGGTAACAACATCGCGCTACCTGTAAACTTAGATGACACATCGTACACTGAACGCAAAACACGCGATGGAAAGCTATACAACGTATCTTTCAAAGTAAGAATGGCAAACGAATATTGGACTTAACATGAACGGGGAAGTACAACTAATAGTTACAAATGATTCTACTGTAAGAATTAACAGCATTAGCAATGATCCTACTTATGTAGGAATTACAGCATTATCTCGTCTAATCGTAAACACTTCTCCTGATGTTACGGCTTTAACTACGGGTGATGTTTTAACTATTAAAAATGCAGCAGGGCAGAGTGTTGTTAAAACACTTAATTCACCACCTGTATTAGATTCTCCTGTACCCGGTCAAACACGATTAAACTTTGCAGGCACTTGGGCGCAAGATTATTCAGCAGCAGCAGGTGGCTATTTTATTTTAGGTGCAATTAGTGATTACTACTTAGACTTATTCGAAAACGAAAGCATCTCGCAGAACTGGAAGTTTCAAGACTTATCCAACTTCACAGCGCAGGGTGCATTTAGTCGTGAATTCCGCATACCTATGTCCGATAACAACACCAAAGCTATCGGTCCATTATTCGATACCAACTCCGAACAGGGTGCGGAAAACTATTTTTTCTACAAACTGCCTGCGGAAATCCGTGTAGATACGCTACCGATTGCAACCGGTTATCTGCGTGTGCGCAAGGTGTATAAGCAAATGAATCGCATCAATGAAGTAGAGGTAGCCTTCTATGCTGAAACCCCTGACTTAGTGCGCACCATTGGCGAAAAGAAGCTAAGTGATATTGCTGCTCTTGCTGATTTGAATGAAGTGGTTAACTATGCCAACGTTACTACCGAAACAGCAGATAGGATTTGGACATTATGTGACAGAGGGCAAAGATGGAGCAATGATGGTTCAGCAAATTCACGCCCGATATTTAACGCAAGCACACCCGTTTTTCCTGCAGATTTAACGCCAGCTGTTAGTTGGTGGTATCTGCTACGCAACATAGTAACAGAAGCAGGCTTTGACCTTGTGGCATCTTCACTTGAAAATATCATTGAAGATTACTACATGCCTTTTACAAATACTCCTTTAATACAAAATACCGACATTTCAAATCAGTATTTTTTTAGGGTTTATAATAACGCTAATCAATTAATTACAACTGTTCCATCTGTATATAATGCAAACGCTGAAGCATTCGACAATAACAATAATTACGATACCACAACCGATACATATACAGTACCTATTACTGGAGAATATACATTTCGCGTTCACTTAATCATATTACCATTAACACGTTCAGAAAATATCTTTTCTTTTCTTTATATCAATGGAGTACAGCAATTTTTACAAACAAATACTTTAGGGTCTAGTCCTGACAATCAGGTTATTGATTTTTTAGTTACTAGAACCTTGAGTGTAGGTGATACAGTACAATATAGAATAAGTGAACAAAATATAGTAGGGTCACCTGTAATAGCAGCAAGCACAGGTGGAAATGATGAAAGCAGGTTTGAACTTGTAAGTGTTAATCTTTTTTATAACGCTACAATTAACTATTCCGCTAATGCTCCTGATATGCGACAGATTGATTTTGTCAATGACGTAATCAAGATGCACAACTGCGCTATCGTACCAAGTCGCATCGTACCTAATCGCATTGCAATCGTGCCACAAAACAATTACATCGGTACAGGCGATGTTGTAGATTGGACAAGCAAGCTTGATATATCAAAAGATGTTGTAATAAGTAGTACAGTTGATATTCAAAAGGCAACTTTTCAGTTCACATATACTGCAGGTGAAGACGCATATAGCAAACTTTATCGCGATGCTGGTCGTGTATACGGTGACTTCAAACAGGAAGGATATACTATTAACCCGTCAACTTCACCAAGTGATTTCGCTATAGGTGATCAAAAGATTCAACTTGTAACACGTAGCACACCTGCTGCAATTATACCCGGAACAGCTGCACCCATTCCATGCTTTTACAATGAGCAATTAGAATTTGTTGCACCCGGTCCACGTGCTTTGTTTTATGCTGGTTCATTAACTCTCAATTTATATAATGATGCAACTAGCAGTGCATCACCTGCAACAGTAATACCCATACTTAATCACTATAGCGATTCTTATCCAACACTAACTGATTTTGATTTAAACTGGGCTCCTGAAACACCACCACATGTAGTAACGGTTACATCAAATCCTTATAATAATTTATTCAATACCTATTGGCGCAATTACATGAATGAACTTTATTCTCCTGAAGGCAGAATAATGGAAGCATTTTTTGCGCTTGATTTAAAAGATATCCTAACTTTTAGCTTTGCTGATAAAATTTGGATACAAGATAGCTATTGGCGCATCCTTGAAATTAGCGATTATAAAGTAGGATTGCAGGAAAGCACAAAGGTTAAGCTTATTAAATTCTTAGATCAAATTAATGACTGCGCATCTACACCTGTAGGTGTTACCACCAATGGCGAAGTTGAATTCGAAACCGGAGGTGAATCAGTAGAGCCGACTGAAGATTGCTGCTCACGTTACGGGTATTTTTGGGATGAAGTTAATGGTGTGTGTTGGGCATTTAATAATAGCGGTCAGTTTAGAAACTCAATAGTAGCTAATACTAGTAATGTGTTGGTTAATCCTGAATTGCAATCCTTGAATGGCATTCTATTCTCGGTTTTAAATGGTGAAAAAATTGCCATTGAACAGAATAATTCAAACATGCTTGCAGTCGGTACTAACTTAGAATTGACAAAAGAGGTAGGAGGTAGCAATCTGCTTGGCAAAAACGTAACAACCAATCTACCCGGATTGCACGTGGGTGGTGGTTATCGCGATGGAAATTCAGCTAATACCGAATCAGGATGGGCGCAAACAGGAACTGTAATACTACATTACAAAGATTCTTGGGTAAATAGTCAAATTTATAATTTGCTCATTGAAGGTATAGCTAACGAATTCATTGAATTACCAGATGACACGCTGTGGAGTTGTTTAATGAATGCAACAATAATTGATACGAATACAGGTAATTATTGTATAGGTCAGTATTCATTCGGATTGCAGGTAACAGGTGGCATTGCAAACGCAACAGCAATCACAACTATCAATGAAATCAATAATACTGCATATACTTTCACTTATGATGTAGATACTACAACTAATACTGACCAACATCGCATCAATTTGCAAGTAACTGGACTTGGCGCTACAAGCATAACTTTCGTGGTTACAGCTTCAATACACTACCAACAAAACAAACTTTTATAAAATGGACTCAATCAAAAACTCAATGCGCTACATCCAGCTAGGCATCGCAACAAAGAAGGAACACAACTACTCGCTACGCAAATGGCAGCGTGTATTGTGGTATGTTACGCTGTACACATGGCGCATTTTACTCGGACTAAGTGTTATTTTTTTAATCTATAAACTCATCTACTAATGGCTGAACCTATTGTACGGACCTTTCAAATTGACACAGGATCAAGTGAACAAAAATTAAATGCACTTGGTAGTGCTATTGATAGCGCAGACAACGCTGGTAAATCTTTGAAAGCTCAGTTGCGCGAATTAAATCAACAGCTTGCTAATACTGATCCACAAACGCAAAAGTATCGTGATCTTAGTGCGGCAGCAGGGGAATTAAAGGATAAAATATCCGATGCAGCGCAGGCGGTAGGTACACAAGCAGGTGGCGCATTTGAAAAAGTTAGTGGTTCACTTGGTCTTGTGACATCGCGACTTTTATCATTAGACTTTTCAGGTGCGGCTGAAGGTGCTAAACTATTTGCTCAAAATGCAGGTGATTTAAAACTAAAGGATGTAAGCGAAGGTGTAAAAGGTTTGACTTCTACACTTGGCACGTTAGGTAAGGCATTATTGACCAATCCTATATTCTTACTTGGAACTGTTTTAGTAGGAATCATTGCAAATTTTGATGCGCTTAAAGCTTCGGGTGGTGCCTTAGGTAGTTTTTTAACAGGACTATCTGATACCGTTCAATTTCTTAAAGATAGTTTGATTACTTTATCCGATGCTTTAGGCTTTACAAATACGAAAGCAGGAGAAGAAGCAGAAAAGGCAGCGCAAAGAGCAAAAGAAGCATTAGCCGATGTAAAACAATTTGCAGATCAAATAACCACAGATGTAGAAAAGCGCAGTTCCGATATTATTAAGGCTTCAGGAGGTAATTTAAAGCAGGCACGCGAACGTTTTAAAGAATACAGTGACCAAGTAAAAGAAGCCAATCAAAGTTTAATTGACCAAGCTAATCTTATTGTTGAGCGTGGTGGTAAATTAGATGAGTATCAGCAACAACGTTTAGATGCTGCTATTAAAGAAAATGCTGCACTCGATAAGGCATTAGGTGACATTAATAAAACAATCACCGAAGCAGACCAAAAAGCGCAAGACGATGCGCAAAAACGCGAAGAAGATAGACTGCGCAGATTAGAAGCAGCAGGCCAACGTTTATTGGCTATCCGAAGTCAAATATATGAGCAAAGCCAAAAATTAAGAGCACAAATTGAAGGTGATCAAACTAAACCAGAGAGTGCGAAAAGTGGTATAAGTGATTTTGATGCTGAATTAGAAGCACAGCGAAACGCACAGGATTTCAGTATTCAGTTAATGCAGGAAGGTGTAGATAAAGAGATTGCAATGGCTGATGCGAAGTATGCAGCCATGCGCGATGCTGCCAAAGGCAACGCGGAACAACTTGCCATTATTGCTCAAATGAATGCGGATGAAGTAGAACAAATTGAAAAACGAGCGCAGCAATCAAAGTTAGATTTCGCAAAGCAAACACTTGATGGTATAGCTGCTATTACTTCAGCATTTGGCAAGAATAATGAAAAGACTGCAAAGGCAGCATTTAAGGTGCAAAAGGCAATCAGTATAGCACAGGCAACCATTAGCACTTACGAATCTGCTAACTCAATCTTTAACAGCACAGCAAAGAACCCAATCACTGTTGCCTTTCCGGGTGCGCCATTTGTAGCAGCAGGTGTTGCAGTAGCAGCTGGTCTTGCTAATGTTGCAACAATCGCATCACAACAGTTTCAAGGCAGTGGTTCAACACCGGGCAACAATAGCACTCCACCTTCATTTGGTGGGGGTGGTGGTGGTAGTCCAGAACCTGCCCAATTCAATCCATTTGCTGCGCAGTTCGTTACAAATCGCCCTGATCAATACTTACCACGTGCGTATGTGTTGGCAGGTGATGTATCAAGTCAGCAAGAAGTACGCGAAAACGTAGAAGACTTAGCACGTATAGGATAACTAAATTAAATTTGTAAAATGGATAAGAGAAAAGTAGTTAAGTGTGTAATCGACGAAGAAGGTCGTTTAGGTATTACAGCGATGGGGCTAGTAGACATGCCAGCAATCGAAGAAAATTGGATTGCATTGAGCAAGATGCAGCTTGCCAAAGTCGATGACGAACGTAGAATGCTGTATGGTCCTGCGTTAATCCCGGATAAGGAGATACTGCGCTATGACGAGAAAGGCGAACCTTACTATGTGTACTTTGAAAAGGCAACAGTGCAGGCAATCGCGCATCAATTCTTCAAAAAGAATCTGCAACATACCACTAACCTGCAACATGAAATACCAGTAACCGGTGTGACAGTTGTAGAATCATGGTTAAAGGAAGGCAAAAATGATAAGAGCATTCAACTTGGGTTGCCTGAACTGCCTGATGGTACATGGTTTATCGGAACCAAAGTTGATGAAGACCATGTTTGGAATGATGTAAAGGAAGGAAAGGTAAAAGGTTACAGCATCGAAGGCTTCTTTAACGAAGTGGGCGTAGCTATGAGTGGGGTTAAAAACTACGAAGCAGAATTGGTTTTGGAACTAGACCAAATACTTGCAGGTTTGGGAAAATGATATATATTTGCCGAACGTTGGTTATATAAACGTCATAAGAGATTTAGGTTTTAGATTAAAAAGATAGGGGCAAACGAGCCCCTTCTTTTTTTTACAGCATGCAGGCACGCGAATATTCCGCTACTGTCATCTTGCTTGCTTTCGCGTTTTTCATCACAGCCTTGTACTGCTTTTCAGTTAGACGTACTGAAATTTTCTTTGTCATGAATTCAGGGTTTGCTTTCATAATATGGGCATTTATTTATACTGCTAAGATAAGACATGTGGCTACATGTAACAAAACGCTGTTTTTGCTACTATACCCAAATATCCAAACATGTCGAATATTAAAGAACAAATCAAATCCGTATTCAATAAGTACGGCATTGATCCTTCAACAGTGGGTATCAAGTTCGAAGAAGAAGCTGCTGCAACAGAAGTAAAGTTTGCAGTAGAAGGTACTTTGAATGATGGTACTAAAATCTATTCTACCGCTGATGAGTGGACAGTAGGTGTGGACATCTTTACTCAAGATGCTGAAGGTAACCCAGTGCCCGTACCTGCAGGCGAGTACCTGCTTGAAGACGGTGTGACCAAAGTAGTCGTAGGCGAAGATGGTCTTATTGCCGAAATCGAACGCGAAGAACAATCAACTGAAATGAGCAGCGAAGACTTAGTTGCTGTTATCGGTAACTTGTCGGAGCGCATTGCTGCACTTGAAGTTGAAAAGACTGAACTAGCTGCGGCAGTAGAAACTGCTAAGAAGGATGCAGAAGCATTGAAGACTGAACTTGCTTCAGTTAAGAAAGCACCTGCTGTACCTTCTGTTAAATCACAAGAATTTAAAAAGAATGCTTCTCCGGTTGTTGCTTCGAATGGTTCATCATTCAGCGACTTCATGGAAAACATCCGTGCAAAAAAGTAATTAATCAAAGAATAAAAAAGTAAAGTAATATGCCAAATCCAGTTCTATTAAACAACACCTACTCAGGACAACTGGCAGGTGAAATTGTAGCAAAGGCTCTGCTATCTAACGTATCAACTCAATACGTTACAATGAAGCCAAACGTACCATACAAATCAGTAGTACGTAAAATTGATGACACTGTAACTTTCGCTGCAGGCACATGTGATTTCACTCCAACAGGAACAATCAACTTGAGCGAGCGTGTATTGACTTTGGAAGAATTCCAAGTTCAGCGCGAAATCTGTAAGAGAGAATTATTCACCGATTGGTCAACAGCTGATGTAATGAGCGGTCGCGTAAGCACGCAAATCCAAGACGCTATCATTGAGCGTTTGGTAAATGGTATTGCTGCTGCTAACGAATCTGTAATGTGGAATGGTGTTAATGCCACCGCTGGTCAGTACGACGGTTTCTTGACTTTGATTAAGGCAGGTGGTTCAGGTGCTGTATCTGCAGGTTCAGGCGCACTTGATGCAACAAACATCATCGCTACTATTTGGGACATCATCAACACAGCAAATTCGGCTGTTAAGGGTGCTGCTGAAAAGCCAGCTTTGTACATGGGACAGGCTGCATGGGAAGCCTACATGCAAGCACAGATTGCTGCTGGCAACGGTTGGTACTTGACAGGTGGTCCTGAAGTATCTAAGCGTTTCGTAGGAATGTACGAAATCTACGTATGTCCGGGCATGGCTGCTAACAACATCGTGTTCTCACAAAAGAGCAACTTGATGTTGGGTACATGGCAGGAGAACCAAATGAACGAAATCTTCATTTTGGATATGCAGAATCTTGATGGATCGCAGAACGTGCGTTACGGTGCACGCTTCTACTTGGGTGCACAGATTGCTGTTGCTGAAGACATCACCTACTGGGGTGCATAATCATTAATCAAAGGGGGTGTAACAGCCCCCTTTTTAAACTATAAAAAATATGGCTTGTAATTTAACTACAGGATTTCCTTTAGATTGCCTAGAAGGCATTGGTGGCGTTAAAGAGGTATTTATCGCCAACTACGATGACTTTGAAACAGGCATTACTTACGATGCTGTTACAGGTGAAATTGATGGTTTACCTACAGCAACGATTTACCGCTATGTTCCTTTCCGTAATTCAGGTTCATATATTGAAACTGTACAGAAGAATTTGGAAACAGGAACATTGTTCTTTTCACAGGAAGTTGGATGGACATTCGGAAAGCTCGCGCAAAACATGCGTAACGAATTTTTAAACGTTGCCAAAGCTAGAATGGTTGTATTTGTACGCACTAATGACAATCAAATTTTGATGGTTGGTATTGGAGAGGGAGCACAGCTTACTGCGGGTACTGTTCAATCAGGTGCTCAAAAAGCAGATTTGATGGGATACCAAGTAACTGTTACTGCTGAAGAATTGTCTCCAGCTGTTCACTTAGAAGCGTACGATCCAGCTACAGAAAATCCATTTGGTAACTTCGCTGGAATAACTGTGAGCCCTGCTTACTAAGAATTTGTTTTCCGTTTTTGTGTTCTTGTTGTATTGAAAAAAGGGCAGGTTATTTATGACTTGCCCTTTTAATTTAAAAAGACTATGATATATTTACAGACCGATACACCTGCACAAACCGTCTATTTACAACTAGACGAAACAAGGCAGTACTTTGCCACACCATTTACCCACTACCTGTTTATTTTGACACACGAAGAAAATAGCACAACGGGAGATAAGCTTGCACAGGTAGCGCAGATAGTGAATGAGAACGTGCGAATAACAGAACTATTGGTTACAACTGATAGACTAACGCTAGCAGGTCGCTATCGTTATGATGTATACGGTCAAAATTCAGGCGGTAACATCAACCCAAATAACCCAAGTGTAGTAGGTTTGTTGAAACGTGGCTATGTTGTGCTAACGGCAAACACGCAGTTCTTTGATGTACCTTCTATCACAATACCAAATGATATAATCTATGAGCCATAACGAATCAAATATAGTTTCATTGAAGCTTAGCGAGTATGTTGCTAAGAGCGATGCAGAAAAAGTAGACCGCAAAGGGTGGGTTAATTACGGAGATCAAAACGATTTCCCACAATACCTGCGTGATTTGGCGCATGAATCACCTGTGCATGGTTCATTGGTGGTTGCCATCGGTGACATGATAGCTGGTAAGGGTATTAAGTCGGAGCAGTATCAGGCAGAACTGGATGCACTTGATGTAAATGCTTTGACGTATGCATGTGCGCATGACTTAAAGTTGTTTGGTGGTTTTTACATTGAAGTGATTTGGAGTAATGATAGAACGGTTATATCAAAGCTAAACGCTATACCATTTGAAGAATGCCGTATCGCAGTGAATCAAGATGACGATAGCGAAATAGGAATCTTCCATAGCTACGATTGGTCTAATACACGCAAGAAAAAGAACACACCCGAATTCATACCCAAATACAACTATTTAACACGTGAGCAAGAGCCACGTCAAATATATTGGTGCTTTACTTACACTGGCAGCGATGTATATCCGCGACCTGATTACTGGTCTGCTATTAACTACATCGAGTTAGATAAGCAGATTTCGATATTCCACATCAACCAAATATCAAACGGTCTTTTCCCTTCCACTATTATCAACTTCTACAATGGACAGGCAACACCTGAACAGAAGCAGCAGATGATGATGGACTGGGAGAACAAGATGAGTGGTGCGCGTAATGCTGGTAAGGTGGTTATGTTCTTTAACGAGCGTGATCAACCTAAAACTGAGATTACACCATTCCCAGTTAACGATGCAGATAAGCAGTATCAGTTGATGGATACTACTGCAACGCAAAAGATAATTACTGCGCATCGTGTTACTACGCCACTGCTTTTCGGTATTCGCGAAACATCGGGCTTCGGTAGTAATAAAGATGAAATGGCAACAGGCTTAGAGATATTCAATAAGCAAGTGATACAGCCATATCAGGAAAAGATAAATACCAGCATCGAAGAACTATTGAGCAATCAGTTGCCCGGTGTAAACTTTACAATCGTGCCGAACACGCCACTTGCAGTTGAGCAAGCAGAAGCAGTTGTGGATGCAACAGGTGGAACTACGGATGTAGCTGCAACAGCCTTAAATGGTGCACAGATATCTTCACTTGTAGATATTGTAATGCAATCGGCTGCAGGTGCTGTGCCTGTGACAAGTGCAAAGGCAATCGTGCAGGCAGCTTTCCCAACATTGCCACCTGCTACGATCGATGCAATCTTTGCTGATGTGTTGCCCGGTAGCTTGCAGCCGCAAGAAGTCATCATGAGTGACGAAAAAAAAAAAGTAGATGACAGCACAGCAGGTGATGCGCTTATCGCATTAGGCGAAGATGCAAGTGAGGATTGGATACTAATAGACAGCTATAACGCAGATGAAGAAATTGAGCATGAGTTTGCGGTGCGTACGGGTGCTGCTAGGCCAGCTGCTAAGAGTGAGCAAGATGCTATTATCGATGGCAAGTACTTTATTACTCGTTACGTTTACGCAGGTAGTTTTAGCCATCCTGATATGCGCCCATTCTGTAAGAAAATGATAGAAGCGGGAAAGCTATATCGCAAGGAAGATATAGTTTCGATGGAGAATGTAGCAGTAAATCCGGGATGGGGACCTGAAGGTGCAAACACATACGACATTTGGTTCTACAAAGGCGGTGGAAACTGCAAACACTTTTGGGAAAAGCGTGTATATGTAGATGCAAGTGGTGCGAAGATTAACCCAAATGATCCTGATGCATCACGAATAGCAGTAAGCATGGCTGAACGCATGGGGTATAAAGTGCGCAATAACTCATTAGTTGCAAAGCTTCCTGAAGACATGCCATACAACGGCTTCCTTCCAACAAATCCTATTTACGGCAATCAATAATTACAATTATGGCTGAAGTATTACTAATATCAGAAAACTACGTCAAGAAGTACACAACTGTCAATGGCAGTTTA